CGCCAAGGTCGAGTGGCGCTGCTGGTGTCGGTTCGGGCTTTGGCTTTTTGCTGAATAGACCCATGTTGTCCCCCTCTGCTTAGACCCTACCTCTGGAGCCGCTGCGCATGGCACCCAGGAAGATCCCGGGGTGGCCGCCGGCCATCCTGACCCCTGTCCCGGCCGCGGACATCAAGCGCGGCGACGGGCCGCTCGTAACCGAATTTATCCAGGCACTCTGCCCGCAGGTCAAGGATTCGGTCGGCGGTCGTGCCGGTGAGCCTTTGGTGCTTCGGCCTTGGCAGGCCAAGCTCATGGATCACCTGTGGGCTCGCCGCAAGGATGGTCGCCTTCGAGCGAAGGTCGCCCTAGTGGGGCTGGCCCGCAAGAACGGCAAGTCGGCGCTGGGTTCGGGCATCGCGCTTTATGGCTTGTTCATGGGGCCTCGGGGCGGCGAGGTTTATTCGTGCGCGGCGGATCGTGAGCAGGCGCGCATCGTGTTCGGCTCGGCGAAGCAGATGGTGGAGATGTCGCCTGAGCTGGCGGAGCAGGCGAAGCTGTATCGCGACGCCATCGAGATTCCGGCGACGGGCTCGGTCTACCGAGTGCTCTCGTCGGAGGCGTTCACAAAGGAAGGCTTGTCCCCGACGCTCGTCGTCTACGACGAGCTGCACGCGGCGCCTAACCGCGAACTGTGGGACGTGATGACGCTGGCCCAGGCGGCACGCTATGACGCGTTGACGTTGGCGATCACGACGGCTGGGGTGAGGACTGACAGCACGGGCCAGGACTCGGTCGCCTACGGGCTGTACCAGTACGCCCAGCGGGTCGCGGCCAAGGAGGTCGAGGACGCTTCGTTCTTCGCGGCCTGGTGGCAGGCGCCGGCGGATTGCGACCACCGTGACCCGAAAAACTGGAAGATCGCCAACCCTGGCTTCGGCGACATCCAAGACCCCGAGGACTTCGAGTCTTCGGTGAAGCGGACACCGGAGTCTGAGTTCCGCACGAAGCGCACCAACGTTTTCGTCAGCAGCCAGCAGGCTTGGCTGCCGCATGGCACCTGGGATGAGCTGCCGAAGATGGCGCCGGTGGACGACCGAACCCCGGTCGTCCTCGGTTTTGACGGTTCGTTTTCGGGTGACACGACGGCGATTGTCGGCGTGAGCATTGAGGAGCACCCGCGCGTTTGGCTGGTCGATCTTTGGGAGAAGCAGCCCGGCGACCGTGATGACTGGCGGGTGGACATCGGTGGCGTTGAGGCGCGGATTTTGCAGACGTGCGGCGAGCTCAACGTGGTTGAGGTTGCGTGCGACCCTTACCGCTGGCAGCGCAGTATGGAGGCGCTTGCCGACGCCGGCGTTCCGATTACTGAGTACCCATCGTCGAGCCCAGCTCGCATGGTCCCAGCCACGGCCAAGTTTTATGACGCGGTGGTATCAGGCGCGGTGTCGCACGATCATTCTCCCGCTTTGGCCCGTCACCTATCGAACTGCGTCATCAAGACCGACCAGAAAGGCCCGCGGGTAGTCAAGGAGCACCGCGGGTCGCCTCGCAAGATTGACGCCGCTGTCGCCGCCCTCATCGCTTTCGACCGTGCTACTCACCGCCGGGAGGCGGAGCCTGAGGCGCCGGTCGCCGGATTCTTCTCAGTCTAGGAGCCACATGCGTATCGCTCTCGCCTTGCAGATCGTCGGCTGCCTAGCGCTCGTCATCGGCGCGGCTTTGGTCGTGCCGTGGCTCGGTTTCGTGGTCGCCGGCGTGTGCGCTCTGGCGTTCGGCATCGCTTTGGAGAGGGGCATCTAAATGCTCGCAAACTTGTTCGGCTCTCAGCCGATGGAGGAGCGCAACCTCTCCTATCAGCAGGTTTGGGGCTCCGGCATCGACGTCAGCGGTTTCGCGACGTGGTCGGGCTCAGTCATCAACCAGCAGAACGCGTTGCAGGTCGGTGCCGCCTATGCGTGCGTGCGCCTGCTGTCGGACACGATTTCGACGCTGCCGGTGGATACGTTCATTCGCCGTGACGGGAACCGTCTGCCGTTCCGGCCTCGCCCGGCGTGGGTTTATGAGCCGGAGGGCCCTGGCTCGTCGCGCATTGAGTATTACAAGCAGATTGTCACGTCGATGCTGCTGTCGCATGGCGCGGTGGTGCAGATCCTCCGCAACGGTGTCGGCGAGGTTGTCGCGTTGCAGCCGCTTGACCCGACGCGGGTGGAGATCCGCCGCAACCGCAGCACCAGGATGCGGGAGTTCGTCGTCGATGGCGGCACCGTGGTGCTGCCTGGTGAGGACGTTCTCTACATCACTGAGATGCGCCGGCCGGGTTCGCTCAAGGGCGTGTCCCGCGTGGACGAGCTGAAGCAGACGCTCGGCCTAGCGAGGGCACTCGACGAATTCGCCGGACGCTATTTTTCGAACGGGGCGAACACGTCGGGGATGATCGAGTTTCCTGGGAATTTAACTCAGGAGCAGGCGAAAGACTTGGTCGACGCTTTCGAGGCTGGGCACAAGGGCTTGAAGCGTGCGCATCGGCCGGGCGTGCTGTCTGGTGGCGCGAAGTTCGTGAAGACGGGCGCCGACGGCGAACAGTCGCAGATGCTCCAAAGCCGCCAGTTCGCGGTCGAGGAGGTGGCGCGGATCTTCCGCGTGCCGCCGTCCATGATCGGACTGAACACGCCTGGCGCAATGTCATACGCGTCGGTGGAGCACAACGCCATCCAGTTCACCCGATACTCCCTGACGCCGCTCATCGCTGCCATCGAGGAAGCCCACAACCGGCTGCTGCCAGGTGACTCGTTCCTGCGCGTCAACATGGATGGCCTGCTTCGTGGCGACTCGGCGACGCAGGCTCAGGTCTTCTCGACGGCGTTGCAGGCCGGCTACATGAGCGTCAACGACGTCCGCAACTTGATGGACATGCGTCCGGTTGAGGGCGGCGATACGCCTCGGGTGCCGTTGGCGAACATCGCTGTCAATGCTGCCGACATCGTTGAGGAGCGCGAGCGCGTGGAAATGGCCGCGAAGCTCGTCCAGTCTGGCTATGACCCGACCGCGGTTCTTGCGGCGTTGGGTCTGCCAGCGATGCCACATTCGGGCCTGGCGTCTAACCAGTTGCAGCCGGCCGAGAACGCCCAGGTCTAGGAGGGCAAGTGTCGAAGATGGAAACCCGCACGTTTACGGTTGATGACCTTGAGGTGCGCGAAGCCCCCGAAGGTATGAGCTTCGAGGGATACGCGGCGGTCTTCAACTCCCCCAGCGCCCCTTTGCCATTCGTTGAAACGATTGCGCCGGGTGCCTTCTCGCGGTCGCTGAAGTCCCGCAATAACGTCTACCTGCTCGTCAACCACGACCCGGCCCGACCGCTTGCGTCAACTCGGTCAAAGACCATGACTTTGGAGGAAGACGGCCGCGGCCTGCTCGTGAAGGCGACGCTGCCCGACACGACCGACGGCCGGGACCTCGCGGTGCTGCTCGGGGCTGGTGGCGCTCCTCGCGTAATCGACTCCATGAGCTTTGGGTTCTCGGTGCCTCGCGGCGGCGACAGCTGGAGCGAGGACGGCAGCCAGCGGACCCTTCAGCAAGTGCGCTTGCATGAGACTTCCATTGTCAGCTTCCCGGCCTACGCCAGCACGACCGCGGCAGTGCGTTCGCTCGACATGCTGGCTGAAAAGACCGGCGAGGACGCCGACGCCCTCAACGGCGCCCTAGAGGCCCTTGAGCGCGGCGCCACTTTGACTGTCGACCAGGCCGGCCTGCTGTCCGCTGTGGTCGCAAAGTTGTCGCCCGAGCCTGAGCCGACGGTTGAGCCGGTCGCCCACGACCCGAGCGAAATCAACCTGCTGAAGACCAAGCTTGACCTGGTCTTCAAGGCCTAAGACTTCCTGGCCGCGTGAGCCGCGGCTAGGTCCCCGCTCTGAGGAGCCTCGGCGGGATCGCAAAAGAAACCACCTGCGCATTCCTCTGAGACCCCAGGAAGGGGTGAACTAAGTTGTCTGAGTACCTGAAGAAGCTCGTCGAGGACCGCCAGCGCGCCTACGACGCAGCCAAGGCCAAGATGGACGAGGCCGCCGCCGAGAAGCGCGACCTGTCCGCTGAGGAACGCGAGTTCGTCGACCGCACGTTCGCGGAGCTCGACGAAAAGCGCTCCACCATTGACACCCTCGTTGAGGCTGAGAAGCGCGAGCGCGAGATTGCCGAGTCCATGCGTGGGCTTGAGGATGTTGTCCGCCCGGTTGAGGCGCGCACCGCGCCCGTTGAGACCGACGCCGACATCCTCCGTTCGCTGCTCGCTGGCGAGCGCCGTGCGCACTCGTTCAAGTTTGAGAAGCGCGACCTTGCCAAGTCGACGTCTAACGCTCCGGTGCCCACGTCGTTCTCCGACGTTGTCATCGACCAGGCTCGCCTCGTCGGCCCGATGCTCGACCCGGGTGTCGTCACCGTCCTGAACACCGCTTCGGGTGAGGATCTGGTGCTGCCGTCGCTGGCAACGTGGTCTACCGCGGGCTACGAGGCCGAGGCCGACACCATCAACGAGTCCGACCCGGGCTTCGGCAAGACCACGCTCAAGGCCTACAAGTACGCCTTCATCGTGCAGGTCTCGCAGGAGTTCCTGGCCGACAGCAACATCGACGTCATCGGCTTCCTCGGCCAGCAGGCCGGCAACGCCATCGGCTACAAGGTCAACGACCGGCTCACGCTGGGCACCGCCGCGACCCCCGAGCCCAACGGCATCGTGGTCGCATCGACCGCCGGCAAGACCGGTGGCACCGCCACCGCGACCGCCGGCACCGGCCACTTCACCGCCGACGACCTGATCGACCTGGTCTACTCCCTCGACGGTGCAGCTCGCCGCCTCCCCGGGTTCGGGGTCATGGCGAACGGCTCCAGCATCGGCGCCATGCGCAAGCTCAAGACCAGCAACGGCGACTACGTCTTCGTGCCGACGATTCAGCCGGGCCAGCCCGACACGATCCTGGGCTACCCGCTGATCGAGAACCCGGCGATGGCGTCGGTCGGCTCTGCCGCGAAGTCCGTGCTCGCGGGTCACTTCCCGAGCTACTACGTCCGCACCGTGGGCGGCATTGACGTCGCCCGCTCCGATGACTTCGCCTTCAACACCGGCCAGGTCACCCTCCGCTTCCAGATCCGCGTCGACGGCAACCTGCCGCAGACGTCCCACGTCAAGCACTTCGTGGGCGGCACCGCCTGATCTGAGGCACCCAAGACGTGACAGGCCCCGCCTTTGCGCAGGGGGGCGGGGCCTGTCACACCCCCTGCGCACCCCAAGGAGAAACGGTGGCCCATGCCACGAAAGAAAAGCGAACCCGTAACGCGGCACGTTCAGGGAACCCCGCTCGACGTGCCACCGCCCGAGCGGGAAATCCTGCTCCGCCTCGGACTGATCTACGAAGAATCCTCTGGGCCAGCAACTCGCCCTGGACAAGCACGGGCTACGGCGAGCAAACGCAGCAAGTCACCAAGCGGCTCAAGCAAGCCGGCCACCAAGTAGCCATCGCCTCCAACTACGGCCTCGAAGGCTCCATGATGGAGTGGGAGGGAATGCCCGTCTATCCGCGCGGCCTTGACGTCTACTCAAACGACGTCATCCCCGCCTACGCGATGGACTGGGGCCGACCCACCGGGCAGCAGGCCCTCATCATCACCCTGTTCGACTGCTGGGTCTTCAAGGGCGGCGGCTGGGACGTCATCGAACGCGTCGCCTCCTGGGTCCCGATCGACCATTTCCCGGCGCCCGTGCCAGTCATCCAATGGCTGTCCCGCCCCAACGTCACGCCCATTGCCATGAGCAAGTTCGGCAAAGAAGCCATTGAGCGTCACGACGTTGAGACCCTGTACGTCCCGCACGCCATCGACACGACCGTATTCAAGCCGACCGAGCTGATGCAGGGCAGCGACGGCGCCGTGCCGGCACGGCAATGGATGGGCGTCCCCGACGACGCTTGGTGCATCACCATGATTTCGGCGAACAAAGGACAAGTAGACCGCAAGTCCTTCGCTGAGTCGTTCCTTGCCGCCGGCATGTTCATGCAGCAGCACTCAGACGTCTGGCTCTATCTGCACACCGAGCCGAGCCCAGCCATGACCGGTCTCGACCTGCGCGCCCTCATGGCCGCGACGGGCGTGCCCGGCGACCGAGTCGCCATCGTCGACTCCTACTCGTACCGCATGGGCGTACCCAAGGAAGCCCTAGCGGCGATCTACACCGCCTCTGACGTCCTGCTCCAGCCCAGCCGAGGCGAGGGCTTCGGCATCCCCGCCATCGAGGCCCAGGCTTGCGGCACCCCCGTCATCGTGTCCAACGCCACCGCCCAGCCTGAGCTCGCCGGCGACGGCTGGCTGGTCGACGTCCAGCCGACCTGGGACGTCGCCCAAGGCTGCTGGTTCTTCACCCCGCTCGTGCCGTCCATCGTTGACAGCCTCCAGGCCGCCTACGCGCGAGGCCGGGGCCGCTCTCAGCAGGCCATTGACTTCGCCGCCGAATATGACGCAGACGTTGTCTTTGACAAATACTG